CTAAGAACAGCTTACCGTCATCTCTCAAGCAGTGAAGTCTGAACTCGATAAGGACCAGAAACGCAAAGCTAAAGAGTTGAAAGATTACCGCTTACGGAATACAACACTCTTAGTCAAAAACTATCGCATGCTGCGGGTGCACTGCGATACCATCGTGGAAGATTTAGAGGTTTACGAAGATTCCGTCTATGATCCACAGGAGCTGACACTTAACACTCTGATGAAGTACAAGGCCCGGACAGCTAAAATGCTGGACTACTTCGATAGCATCTTCCGGGCCTATCACGAACTGGCTGAACGGGATACCGAAATGATGCTAAGACGATGGAAGACCGTCTTTCAGATGTATGTTGGGCCAGATAAACACACTGCAGTCGATATGGCTGAATATTACGGTGTGGACGAGCGGACAGTATATCGCTATCTCAATAAAGCTTTCGATGAACTATCAACGCTGCTATGGGGCATCACTTCATTCGATGATTTTGAATGAGAGGTGTCAAAAAGGTGTCTTGAACCTGTCATTCTAAAGGTGATAGAATGATAGTGTGATAAATTGGAAGTTAGCCTACTTGATTCTAATTTGTCTTCCTTTTTCTTCAAGGAGAATTCCTGACGCAGAAAGCCGAGCTGACCCCTATCAGCTGGGCTTTTTGTTTTATAAATTTCGGAGGTGATGGAAAATGACGGAATTATCGCTTAAGCAAAAGAAATTCGCCGATGAGTACATCATCAGTGGTAATGCTACTAAATCGGCGATTGAAGCTGGTTATTCGAAGAAGACTGCTGAGAGCATTGGAAGTAGATTGTTGAGAAATGTTAAGGTTTCTGAATACATCAGCAAGCGAACTCAAGAGGTCTTCGAAGAACGAGCGATGAGTGTTGCCGAGGCCTTGGCTATCTCTGCTAGCATTGCACGAGGTGAAATTCAGCAAGGGCAGACTAAAAAGAACGTGAAGGTGTATGTTGGTGATCAGGTCGAAGAAGAGACCGTCACGGAAACGGAATATCAATTCACGCCGACGATTGAAGAGCGGCAGCGGTCGCTAGATCATATTCTCAAGGTCAACGGAGCTTACCTGGACCGGAAAGAGATTGACGTTACTGGCATGGTTCAATTCATCGACGACATTGGAATCGGTGATGATGATGGCGAATAAGAAGCGACTGAGTGACTTTATTCCAAAAGCCTTTCATTCGGTTTGGCGCGCGGCTTTCGACCCATCTAAGCTACACGTTGTGTGTAAGGGCGGCCGTGGCTCCGGTAAGTCCTCTGACATTGCGCATATCATCGTCCAAATGATAATGCGATACGCGGTGAACGCCGTCTGTATCCGGAAGGTTGACCGCGACCTGCAAGAATCGGTATTCGAGCAGATTATGTGGGCCATTGAAGAACAAGGCGTGAGACACCTGTTCAAAATCAATAAGTCTCCGCTCAAAATAACTTATGTGCCTCGCGGTAATCAGATTATCTTTCGAGGCTTGCAAGACCCAAACCGCCTCAAGTCCTTAAAGTCCAGCCGCTTCCCTTATGCCATAGCTTGGGTGGAAGAATTGGCCGAGTTTAAGGCTGAGGATGAAATTAAAATTGTGACTAACTCTATCCTTCGTGGCGAATTGCCTGAAGGTCTTTTTTATAAGTTTTTTTACACTTACAACCCTCCCAAACGAAAACAGTCATGGGTTAACAAGAAGTACAACACTGCGCTACTGCCTAGCAATACGTTCGTCCACCATTCAACTTACATCGACAATCCATGGATAAGCCAGGCCTTTATTGAGGAGGCAGAGGCCACCAAGGAGCGGTCACAAAGAGCGTATGATTGGGAGTACATGGGCCTAGCAGTTGGCTCAGGTGTATCACCATTCGAAAACTTAGTCTTTACGAAGATACCAGACGACCTATTCGCTACGTTTGATAATATCCGCCAAGGCGTCGACTTTGGTTATGCTAACGACCCGCTTGCGTTTGTCCGGTGGCACTACGACAAGAAACGACGTCGTATCTATGCTATGGACGAGTACTATGGAGTTAAGATTAGCAACCGCAAGCTAGCCGAGTTTATCAAGGCCAAGCGGTACAATACAACCGACTGTATAGCGGATAGTGCCGAGCCTAAATCAATCGACGAGATAGTCTACGAGCATGGCGTGCCTCGGTTCTACGGAGCTAAGAAAGGGCCGGATAGTATCGAGTATGGCGAGCGTTGGCTTGACGACCTATTCGAGATTGTCATAGATCCAGAGCGAACACCTAATATAGCTAGAGAGTTCGAGGCTATCGACTATGACACTGACAAGGACGGCAACCCTAAGACGGTATTAGTTGATACCGACAACCACACAATCGACGCGACAAGATACGCGTTCGAGAATGATATGAAGCAGCCAGGCATAACGGTTGGCTGGTAGAAAAGGAGGTAAACAATGGCAAAATGGTTTGACTGGCTCAAGGAGCGCGCACTTGTCGCTCTTGAGTTATCAGAGAAAGAAATCTTGGAAATCGAGATTGGCGAGCATGTCATTAGCAAGCGACAGGCCACTATGATTGCAGCCGAGAAGTACTACAACAACGAAACCGACATCATGCGCAAGCAACAGGACGTGGACTGGAAGAACAACGCGCAACTGCGCCTCGGTCTATTCCGCAAGATAGTAGATCAAAAGACAGGCTATCTACTAGCCAAGGACCCGACAATCATGTATGGGGGCGACGATAAAGAGGACGTTGCTATCAAGGAGGCCCTGGACAAAGTCTTTGACGAGGGCATGCTGAAAGAGATTAAGGCTATCGGCCGCGAGGCGATTATCAAAGGTATCGCTTATGGCATACCTTATTACAACGAGGCCGGAGAGCTTCGCTTGTATAAAGTACCGAGTCAACAAATTATTCCGTTCTATGCCGACGAGCGCCGGACTATCGTTGACGCGTTCCTCCGTATCTATCCGCAAGTTGTCTACATGATAGGCGGCAAGAAAGAGACCGAAATTCATGTCGAGTACTGGGACGGAGAGGGCATTACTTACTACAAGCTCAAGCAAGGCAAGCTGATAGAGAATAGCGCCTATAAGGGCGTACAGCCTCATTTCCGCTACAAGGACGAGCAAGGCCAAGTCCATAGCTACAACTGGGAGAGAGTGCCGCTTGTCGTATTCAAATACAACGAGCAAGAGCAGTCCTTGTTAGATCAAGTCAAGTCAATCATTGACAATATCGAGCTTCAAGCCTCTGTCAATGCGGACTTACTGGCCGACATTCCTAAGTTTATTTATATCCTTAAAGGATACGGAGGCGAGGATTTAGACAAATTCTTAAGCCAATTGAACCTATACAAGGTTATCAAGATCCGCGAAGGTGGCGGAGGAGTTGACAAGCTCCAGGCCGATATCAAGACAGAGTCGGTTGAGTCGGAGATTGCGCGCAACCGTAAGATGTTATACGAGGCAAGCCGAGCGATTGACACGCAAGACGAAAATCTAGGCAATGCGAGTGGACAGGCGCTTAAGTGGCGCTATCTATCGTTAGACCTAGACGCCAATGACTTTGAGAATGAGTTACAGGCGTCTATCCGCTTGTTTATGTGGTTCGTTTCCAACGATATCAAGAACAAGACCGGCCAAGAGGTCGACATGGAGAAGTTCCGCTATGTATTCAATCGCGACACGATTACAAACGAATCAGAGGCTATCCAGGACGCACAGAACTCTGTCGGCATCTTAGATGCTCGCACAATTCGTGAGCAGCATCCATGGTACACGCCGGAGGTTGAGGCACGACTGGAAGAAGAAAATAAGAAGAATGCTGAGAAGCAGGACGATTATAATTTCAACGGCCACGGTCACGACCACCCACCGGAAGAGGATAAAGAGCCAAAAGAAAAGGAGTGATAATCGATGGCTAGCCACAACTACTGGCTGAAACGAGCGTCACTCCAAGACTCTCTTATGCGAGCAACCGAAGACGAAACGATTAAGCGAATCAATGACCAATTGGCCATCTTGGAAGATGACCTGGTCAAAGAGATTCACACTTTCTATTCACGGTATGCTCAAGATAACCGGATGACTCAAGCAGATGCGATGAAGTATCTGACAGATGACGAACTGAAAGAATTTCAGAACGTCAACCTAGCTCGGTTCCGAGAAATGGCCTTAGATCCAAAGACTGACCCAGCCTTGTTAGATGCCTTGTCTTACCGTCACCGTATCTCTCGAAAGCAAGCGATGATTCACGAGATACAGCGTAGGACGAGGGAAGTTTATTCTAGCTCCGGTGCAATTTCAGCAACTGTCGGCCAAGGGCTCGCTAGTGGCTATATCAAGACCGCTGCCCAAGTAGGTAAGGATATGGCGCAAGCTGGTATATTGTCTATCAAGCCTGCTATCAAACTTAATGATGACCTGATTCTTCGCCGAATGTCGTCTAAATGGTCAGGCAAAGAGTTCTCTAGCCGTGTTTGGACTCAAGGCCAAGAGCACTTTAATTCAATCCGAGAAACACTGGACAAAGCATTCACTGGTGGCTGGAGCCTCGACAAGACGGTCTTGGAACTTCGTAAACGGACAGGCGTAGCAAGACATAATGCTGAGCGCCTGGTACGAACCGAAATGACCGCCTACAACACCATGGCAAACTATGACATGTACAAGGCACTGGGAGCCAAGACGTATAAGATTGAGGCTATCCTGGACTCCAAGACATCATCCATTTGCCGACACCAAAACAACAAAGTCTATCTCATGGATGATTTTGCACCAGGTACTACCGCACCGCCTTTTCATGTGCGCTGTCGAAGCAAGATTATACCGACAACGCCTGAGGAAGAGTCCGAATTCCTGAAATCTCACGGCTATGGTTCGCCTGATGATTCTAGCGATGAGATAGACCAGGACGGTCAATCTACTTCTGGTCGCAAGCCGTCGCTTGACGAGGTCGTTCAAATGTATGCAGACCGGGCTAGAGAGTTGAGCGAGAAGTATGGTCTGCAAACTGTGGAACAGGTGCAGGCT